ATGGGTTTCGCCTTTAGGATAGAGGGCATCCGGCGCCTTGCCGTCGCTTGGCTCCGGATGATTCTGGCCGTCTTGATCGTGGTGTTGGGGCCGGCGCTTCTGGCGGGCGCAGTGGAGGCGGTGGCGGTCTATCTGCCGGGGATCGTTGTTTTTTCTACGCCCTTGGCCTTCGTGGCTTCGCTGGTCTGTCGCCGCGAGGCGCCATACCTAAGGCGTGGATACTGGATAGTCGCCATCTATGGACCGGCGTTGCTGGCCGTCCCGGCGATGCTGGGCGAATGGCGTTGGAGCGACGTCGCGTTTTTCGCAGGGGTCTACGAAGTCGCGGCGCCGGTCACGACGGCGGTCTATGTCGGGCTCTGGCGGCTCGGCGACAGCTTGCTGGGCGGCCTCGATCATCCTCGTCTAGCCCGGCGATGGGCCTTGGCCGTCGCCCTGATCGTGGGCGCCGGCATCCTGCTGCCGGCGTTGGGTCGGGACGTTCGCGCCGACGACTGCATGGACCGAGGCGGGCGCGTGACGGCGTCCGGCGGATGCGACACGGCTTCGGACAGAGGCCGATGACCTGACCGACCGAGAAGGCCGGTCTACCTCGACAAGTTTGCCGCGCTCCCAGACGCCGCGCGCTCCTGCGCCCTTGCGCCGGCGAGGATGTTGGGGAGGCTGTAGTTGCCTTCGTGGCAGGCGTATTCGTAGATCGGGCCCTTGGCGGTGCGCATGGGCATCTCGGCCTTCCAGGGCTTTGAGAAGACCACCGGGTCGTCCACGGAGAACTGGTAGAGGATCTGGTCCTTGGCGGTGCGGGTGAAGCGCTCGGTGATCTTCGTCTTCGGCGAATAGCGGAAGCCGCCGCCCAGGGAAAAGACGTGGCCCTTGGGGTTCAGGTTGGTGGTCTCCACCACCAGGGTGTCGCCTTCCCACCAGCCGACGCTGTCGCCCAGCCAGGGGTCGATGGCGGGCGGCAGGTGGGTGCGGTCGGCCATGCGGATGATCCGCACGTCGTGGTTCATCTCCACCTCGATGGCCACGTAGTCGCGGGTCTGGACGATCTTGTAGTTGCCGTTGAAGCCGGTGTTCATCATCGGCGGGCCTTCGGGCGAGCCGATGGCGGTGAGGCAGCGTTCCTGGGTGTCGCGGTCCTCCGGGTTGTCGAACAGCTCGGGGGCCTTGGCCGCAGCCGCGCGGGCCTTCTTTTCTTCGTCGCTGAACGGCAGGCGACCGTCCGCCGGCTCGACGATCCAGGAGGAGCGCGGCTGGCCGTCGATGCGCGCCAGGCGCAGGTCCATCTCGATGTAGTCGGCCTGCGGCGCCTCCTTGACCACCGGCGGGGCCGGCAGTTTGGGGTCGATCGGCGCCGGGTCGATGATGCTGCCGGCCATCTTCTTGAAGCCGCCGATCATCATGGCCTCCTCCTTGTCGGTGGCGATCAGGCCTTTGAAGATCGGCGGCCGCTGCAGGAAGGTGAGCGCGGTGTTGGTCCAAAGCCCCTGCAGGTCCGGCGTCCCATAGGGGGTGCGCGGGGCGTGGTAGGCGGGCGGCTGGGGCGCGGCGACGGCGGCCGTGGCGGCGGCGGCGCTCGCGACCGCGACGGCGATGGACAGCAAGGGCAGGCGAAGCATCGGTTCCTCTCGGTTCTTGAGGACTGGCGAGCCCCAAGCATCGGCCGGACGGCGCCCCGGGGCCATGACGCCGCGCCTCAGAAACATGACCCAAGGTAACACCACGCGCGGTCGCCGCGGGGCGCCGGCCATGCGCCCGTTGTCCAACGAAAGGAGTTTTCCGATGACCTCACGGTCGGCGAAGGCCGCCGCTGTGCGCGCCAAGGGCAAGAGCGTGCGGCGGCGGAAGGATGGCTCGCGCGTCATCCGGTATTCCGAGGCGCTGGCGCAGGAGGTCTGCGAGCGGATCGCGCGCGGCGGCGTCTGGTCGCGGATCGGTGGGACCGACGGGATGCCGGAGTATTCGACCCTGTTCTACTGGCGGCGAACCCGGCCGGGCTTCGCCGAGGCCTTCGCGATGGCCCAGGCGGCGGGAAATGAGGTGCGCGCCGACGAGGTTGTGGCTGTGTCCAAGGAGGCGACGAAGGAGACCATCCAGGAGGCCCGGCTGCAGGTGGGCTCGCTGAAGTGGCACGTGGCGCGGGCCGACGGGATCGCGGCGAAGTCGAACAACTGGATCTCGGGCAAGCGGCGACTGGTGATCCGGATCCGAGAGTTCGAGCGCGCGTGGCGGCCGGACGGAACGCCCTACGTCCGCGAGATCACCGCCTCGGAGGACGAGGAGCGGACGGCTGAGGATGCCGCGGAATGACCGAGGAGCATCTCGATCTTCCGACGACCATCTGGAAGCCGCGCGAGTACCAACTCGACCTTTGGCATTACCTGCGGCGCAATCTGGCGCGCGGCGGCCAGCGCGCGGATGTGGTCGCGCACCGGCGCTGGGGCAAGGACGAGGTCGCATTGCATTGGGCGGCGCTGGCCGCCTCTCAGCGCACCGGCACCTACTGGCATCTGCTGCCGGAGGCTTCGCAGGGCCGAAAGGCGATCTGGGACGCCGTGAACCCGCACACCGGCCGGCGGCGGATCGAGGAAGCATTTCCGCCGCGGCTGCGGCCGAGGTTCCACAACGACGAGATGAAGATCGAGCTGGGCAACGGCTCGGTCTGGCAGGTGGCCGGTTCCGACAACTACAACTCCCTGGTGGGGTCCTCGCCGGCGGGGGTGGTGTTCTCCGAGTGGGCGCTGGCCAAGCCCGAAGCGTGGGGCTTCATCCGGCCGATTCTCTTGGAAAATCAGGGTTGGGCGCTTTTTCTGTGGACCCCCAGGGGCCGCGGGCATGCGACGCGGGCGTTCGAGAGCCGGGTGGCGCGGCCGGACGAGTGGTTCACCCTGAAATCTCCGGCGACGATCACCGGGGTCTTCTCGCCCGAGGCGCTGGAACGCGAGCGGGCGGAGATGATCGCCGAGGTGGGGTCCACAGAGGAGGGCCAGGCGCGGTTCGCCTCGGAATACCTGGTGGACTTCGACGCCGCGGCGCCCGGCGCCTATTACGCGGGCCTCCTGGGCGAGGCGGAGCGGGAGGGGCGGATCGGGCGCGTTCCGCACGACCCGGCGCTGAAGGTGGACACCGCCTGGGACCTGGGCATCGACGATTATACCGCCATCTGGTTCTTGCAGCAGGCGGGGCGTGAGGTACGGGCCATCGACTATTTCGAGACCGGCGGCGAGGGGCTGACCGCGATCGTGCGCCAGGCGCTGGCCGGCAAGCCCTACGTCTACGGGACGCACCACCTGCCGCACGACGTGATGGTGCGCGAACTGGGCGCGGCGGGGCGGTCGCGGCTGGAGACCCTGGGGGGTCTGGGGGTGGCGCCGATCTCGGTGGGGGCGGCGATGGACCCCGAGGAGCGGATCAACGCCGGACGCCTGATGATCCCGATGACCTGGTTCGACGCGGAGAAATGCGCCGGCGGGCTTGAGCGGTTGCGGGGCTACCGCAAGCGCTGGAACCGGGCGACCCGCAGTTACGGCGGGCCGATGCACGACGAACACAGCCACGGCGCCGACGCCTTCGGGGAGTTCGCCGCCAACCGCGCCGGCGGGGCGGCCGCGCGCCGGCCGGGGCGGCCCAGGATGGGCGAGGCGCTGGGCTGGATGGGCTGAGGCGAGGGGCCGCGGGCAGCATTAACGTCACCTTGGCGAAGCTGGGACATCATGAGCTCCATAAGGGCAGGCGATGTTCGCTGACTGGTTCGACGAGCGGTTTGTAGCGGCCGGCGCGAGGAGCTTCCTGTTCTCGCCGGTGCGGCTGCTCATGGGCGTCCTGCTGTGGGTGCTGATCGGCCTGGGCGTCGATTGGACGGTGGCGGGTGTCTGGACGGCCGCCGTGCTGGCGCTGGAGGTCCCGTTCCGGGCGGTCACCGGGCCGATGGCGCGGGGCGAGCCCCTGACACGGCGTGACGCCTGGGCCTGCTTCGCCACCTATGCGATCACTATCAGCGCCTGGAGCGTGGGCGGCGGCATCCTCTGGGCCTCGCCCAATCCCGCCTGCCAGCTGGCCGGCGCGGCCTTCTTCGCCGGGCACCTGCTCTATCTGGAGACGCACCACGGGACCTCCGTGGGCGCGCTGATCCCGGCCGTGCCGGCGCTGTTGCTGCCGCTCGCGGCCCCGCTGATGGTCCAGCACTACCACGGCGTCGACCAGGTGCTGGTGGCGGTGACGCTGACCGCGGTGGTGGCGCACGCCTCGATCAGCATCTGGGAGAGCTTCCGCGAGGCCAAGACGCTGATGGCCGCCAAGGCCGCCCTGGTGAAGGCCAGGGACGAAGCCGAGACGGCGAGCCGCGCCAAGAGCGCCTTCCTGGCGACCATGAGCCACGAGATCCGCACGCCGCTCAACGGGGTGCTGGGCATGGCCCAGGCGATCAGCGCCCAGAAGCGCCTGCCCAAGCACGTCCGTGCGCAGGTGGAGGTGATCCGCGAGTCCGGCGAGGGTCTGCTGGCGATCCTCAACGACATCCTCGACCTTTCCCGGGTGGAGGCCGGCAAGCTGGAGCTTGAAAGCATCGGCTTCGACCTGGCCGCGGTGGCGCAAGGCGCGCGGCGGACGTTCAGCCGCCTGGCTGAGGAAAAGGGCGTGGCGGTGGGGCTGGAGCTGGGCGAGGGGGTGGCCGGCATCTGGCGCGGCGACCCCACGCGGGTGCGCCAGATCCTGCACAACCTGATCTCCAACGCGCTGAAGTTCACCGAGGCGGGGCGGATCACCATTGCGCTGACGCGGACGCCCGAGGGCCTGAGGCTGAGTGTCAGCGACACCGGCGTCGGCATCGAGGCCGAGGCGCTCGCCAGGCTGTTTTCCAAGTTCGAGCAGGCCGACGCCTCCACCACCCGGCGCTATGGCGGCGCGGGCCTGGGACTGTCCATCTGCCGCGAGCTCGCCCAGCTGATGGGCGGGACGATCGCAGCGGAGAGCACGCCGGGCGAGGGCTCGACTTTCACCGCGACCCTGCCCCTGGCCCGGCTGGGAGACGCGCCCGAGGCGGCGAGCGCGCAGGCCCAGGCGCCGCAAGCGCCGGTGCGGCCCATGCGGGTGCTGGCGGCGGAGGACAACGCCGTCAACCAGCTCGTGCTGAAGACCCTGCTGGCGCAGGTGGGCGTCGAGCCGATGATTGTGGCGGACGGCAAGTCGGCGGTGGACGCCTGGGCCCGCGAGCCCTGGGACCTGATCCTGATGGACGTGCAGATGCCGATCATGGACGGACCCACCGCAGCCCGCGCGATCCGCGCCGCCGAGGCTCGCGATGATCGGGCGCGGACGCCGATCGTGGCGCTCACCGCCAACGCCATGGCCCACCAGGTGGCGGAATACCTGGACGCCGGCATGGACAGCCACGTGGCCAAGCCCATCGAGGCGGCGGCGCTCTATGCGGAGTTGCAGCGCCTGGACTGGGCGGGCGAGGGTGGGACGGCGGACGTCGCGGCGGCGTGAGGGTTCGTGCAATCGTTCGCATTTTGTTCTTGACGAGCCTGCGCGTTTCTGGTAGGGTTTTGTCAGCGTTGATTGGTGCGCCCGCCGCCTGACGGTAGGGCCCCGGCGCTTCCCGCAACTGGAGATCGGCCATGGCCTTTAACGCGCGCAGCGCGCCCTTCTCCGTGCCCGATCCTTGGGCGACGCCTGGGACGACATGGTGCGGCGAAACCGCATCCTGCAGGCCAGAAACGACCCCTACTTCGCCAGCGCCGAGTATGCTGCCGACGCCGGGGACGACGGCTCGAATGCGCCGAAGGACGAAGCGATCGCGGATAGCGGCGGTCAGGATCTGCTGGTGGGCGGGGCCGGCGGCGATACGGTCCAGCTCGCCAATCGCCGCCCGCTGACCGGCCGTCCGGGAGCCGCGGCGATCGTCGCCGGGGCCTTGAACACCGTCGTCGGGGGGCCGAACACCTCGGCGCCCATCAACGTCGGGGGCGTGGACGCAACGGTCCGGCGCGGCGCCGGCCGGGACCTCCAGGCAAACGGGCGGATCTCAATACCGCAGGGTCCTCGGGTTTCTTTCCAGGCGAGCGGGGTGCTTGACCAGCCGTCGACGAGCCCCGGCGTCTCGCTATCCGGTATCAGGAGCGCGACGTTCGGGCTGACGCTGCCGCGCAGCGCGCGCGTCTACAATGCGGCGAACGGCGAGCTCGACGCCGCCATCCCCCCAGGCGGTCAAGGTGTTTGGCGTCCCGATCTACGAGCCAGGCGTCTATGAGATTCCCGGACGGCCCTTCTGAGGCCTCTGGGTTCGCATTTTGTTCTTGACGCCGGCCATCTGAATTGTAGCGTTGTGACCGCATTGGACGGGGGCGGCAGGATCACCGCGTGACCGGCAGAAGGCATGTCTTTCTCTGGGTATTGCTGGGCGCCGCCATAGTCGTGGCGGGTGGCATCCATGCTTGGGTCCTCTACGATCAGGCCAATTTCTCCGGCGTCTTTTCCATCCGCTATGACGCTGGTGGGTGGGTGTTGTTCACGGTCTTCATGATCATTCCGTGGCTACTCAATCCCACACCGCTGCTAGGGCTTTGGTTCCTGGCCAGGGCTCGCCGTGATGGCGGCGGCCGGTGGGCCTGGCGATGGTGGGCCGGGGGCTTCCTCGTTTGGGGGTTCGTAGCAGATGTGATTGATTTGCCAAGATATTACCAACCCAACGTCCTAAACTTCGCCTCCCATCCCGTCCCAGAACTGCTCTCCACCCTGATTGCCGCGGGGCCGATATGGATTTTCGCCTCGCGAAGACGCACGGCCTAGATGTTGCTATTTTGTTCTTGACAAGCCTCTGCGTTTTTTGGTAGGATTTTGTCAGCGTTGATTGGTGCGCCTGCCGCCTTGCGATGAAGCGCGGCGCCATCTCCCCCTCCATCGTTCGCGTGTCCGAGAAGCCCCTCCTGCGGGCCGTCCTTCCACCCGCCGGGCTCGCTCGCGCGGGCGTTTTCATATGGAGCTCCGCCTTGTCGGACGACGAGATCATCAAGGAAGCCCGCGAGGCGTTCGAGCGCGCGGCGGACGCCGAGGCCGAGAACCGGCGCGAGGCGCTGGACGACCTGCGGTTCGCCAGGCTGGGCGAGCAGTGGCCGGCGCAGATCCGGCGCGAGCGGGACCTGGACGGCAGGCCCTGCCTGACGATCAACCGGCTGCCGGCCTTCATCCGCCAGGTGGTCAACGACGCCCGGCAGAACAAGCCGGGCATGGTGGTGCATCCGGTGGACTCCGGCGCGGACCCCGACACCGCCGAGGTTTTCAACGGCCTGATCCGGCACATCGAGCAGAGCTCGGACGCCGAGGTGGCCTATGACACGGCGCTGGACTTCGCGGTGACTGGCGGCTTCGGCTATTTCCGCATCAACACCCGCTATGCCGACGACGACACCTTCGACCAGGACCTGGCGATCGAGCGGGTGGCCAACCCGTTCTCGATCTATGGCGACCCGGAAGGCACGGCGGCCGACTCCTCGGACTGGAACTCGGCTTTCGTCGTCAACACCCTGTCGAAGGCGGCGTTCGAGACCCGCTGGAAAGGGGCCGACGCCGTCGACTGGTCAGCGGACGCCTACGCCTCGCTGACCGATCCCTGGCTCGAGGGCGAGCGGGTGATGGTGGCCGAGCACTGGCGGCGCGAGGCGGTGAGCCGCACCATCCTGGCGCTCTCCGACGGCCAGGTGGTGGAGCAGGGCGTCTATCAGAAGCAGAAGGCGATGTTCGACGCCTTGGGGGTGAGCGTCGTGGGCCGCCCGAGGACGGTGGCCAGCCACAAGGTGACGCAGCGAATCCTGACCGGCGCCGAGGTGCTGGAGACCGTGGAATGGGCCGGGCGGTTCATCCCGATCGTGCCGGTCTATGGCGAGGAGCTGCACATCGACGGGCGACGTCGGCTGCGCGGCCTGGTGCGGGACGCCAAGGACCCGCAGCGGATGTTCAACTACTGGCGCACCACCTCCACCGAACTGGTGGCGCTGGCGCCCAAGACGCCCTTCATCGGGCGCAAGGGCGCGTTCGAGACGGACAGCGCCAAGTGGGCGACGGCCAATGTGCAGACCCACGCCTACATCGAGTACGACGGCCCCGAGGCTCCCATGCGCCAGCCGTTCACCGGCGCGCCGGCCGGGGCCCTGCAGGAGGCGCTGAACGCCAGCGACGACATGAAGGCGATCATGGGGCTCTACGACGCCAGCCTGGGGGCGCGGTCGAACGAGACCTCCGGGCGGGCGATCATGGCCCGGCAGCGCGAAGGCGACGTCTCGACCTTCCACTACATCGACAACCTGAACCGGGCGCTCAGGCACGCGGGCCGGATCCTCCTGGACCTGATCCCCAAGGTCTATGCGACGCCGCGGGTGATCCGGGTGCTGGGGGCGGACGGGCAGGCAAGCGCGGTGAGCGTCAACGCGCCGACCCCCGCGGCGGCCGATCCGACGGGGGAGCTGAAGGCGGTGGAGAAGATCTACGACCTGACCGTCGGCCGCTACGACCTGACGGTGCTGGCGGGGCCGAGCTTCACCAGCCGGCGCGAAGAGGCCGCCAACCAGATGATCGAGCTGATCCGCGCCTATCCGGCGGCGGCCCCGGTGCTGGGGGACCTGCTGGCCAAGAACCTCGACTGGCCGGGCGCCGACGAGGTGGCCCAGCGGCTGCAGGCCATGCTGCCGGCGCAGGCGAAGGGCGGCCATCCGCAGGCGCAGGCGGCCCAGGCGCAGATGGCCAAGCTCGCCCAGGCGCTGGCCGGAGCGAAGGCCGAGATCGCGGCGTTGCGGCAAGACCGGTCGAACGCCGCGCGCAAACTTGAGATCGACGCCTTCGAGGCCGAAACCAACCGACTGAAGGCCATGCAACGCTAGTCGACGAGCTCTCGCGGTCTCGCCACCCCTTCGGGCCCAAGGCCCGCATTCCAAAGGAAATCCCATGCAAGATGATCGGGCGCTAGACGCCGACGAACCCGTGCGCGCCATGGCTGCCGATGAGGCGGCTCTGCTCGACGACAAGGGCGATGACACGTTCGACCTGGAGCTCGACGGCCAGGTGCACACCTTGCCGGCGGCGCTGAAGGGCGCGGTCCTGCGGCACGCGGACTACACCCGCAAGACCCAGGAGCTGGCCGAGCATCGGAGGACGCTGGAGGCGGAGCGGCAGGCGGTGGCGGCGCATGCCGATGCGCTCGGCCAGGCGAGCCATGAGCACGTGCAGCTGGCGGCGCTGGACCAGCAGCTGGCGCATCTGGACGGGGTGGACTGGCGGGCCTTCGCCGCCCAGGACCCCCAGGGCGCGCAGGCGCTGTGGGCGCGGGCGCAGGGCATGGCCCGGGCGCGGGAGGGTCTTGCCCAGACGATCGGCCAGCGCGCGGCGCACGGCCGGCTGGCGGCCGCACAGGAAGCCGCCGGGCGGATGGCCGAGACGGGCCGTGTCCTGCAGAAGGAGATCGACGGCTGGTCGCCGGAGCTGGCCGCCAAGCTGGTGGACTACGCCCGCAGCCATGGGGTGACGCTGGAGGAGCTGAGCCAGCAGGACGACCCGCGGGTGTGGAAGATCCTGCATCGCGCCTGCCAGGCGGATGCCGCGGGACAGCGCGAAGGCGCGTCGCGTGCGGCGGTTCAGGCCCAGGCCGTGCGCCCGGCGGTGCTGGTCTCGGGCTCGGCGGCCGGCGGCGGTGGGGTGCGCGACGAACTCGGCACCAAGGAATGGATGAAGCGGCGCAACGACCTGGTGCGGAAGGGGCGGTAGACGGCGACCTATCGTCCTGACCTGAGCGGGCAGCTTCCCGCCGACAACGCGGCGTCGCTGGGCGGGCCGCTGATGACGCTTGGCGATTGGGCGATCCTCGCCCGGGCGCCGCAGCGCTTACCCGGCACGGAGGTGACGGTACGCGCGACGCCGGTCCGCCCTTCCGGCCTTCCCTCTGTCGCCGACCAGCTGGATCCGCTCTATGGGGTCCTCGCGTCGAACTCGAATTCGCTGATCGGTGGTTTCACAAAGTCGCAATACGGCCGACGTATCGGCGATAGAAGCACGTTGGGCTACGACACCGAGCTGTTGCCGATGCGCAATCTGCCCGATGTTGCGCCGTATGTGCGCTACCCAGCTTTTTGAGTTCGGGCCTAGGTGTCGGCGATGAACGCCACCGCCGTGGAGATGAAACAGGTCAACAGGATCAGGGCGGTTGGCGGGACGAGCAGCAGGAAGAGGAAAGCCTGCTCCTCGTCCACATAGGCTTTCGCGACATAGACGCAAAGCGCGACCGGGAGCGCGGCCGGCAGCCAGATAAACAGCAATCGCCGGGCCATGACGCCGGGGTCCCGGACCGAGGCGATGGTCCAGGTGCAAGCGCTTGCGACGTAGACCAGAGCAGCGCCGTACACGAGCGGACCCTGCGACCCTCCCAGGCGCGGCCCCACGCCGAGACCGACGAGGCCAGCGAGAGGCGCGACGATCGCGGCCCCACCGGACCACCTCTGCCACCTGGAAAGGCTTCGCATGCAATCTCCAGAACGGGGAGCGTTCCTGTTTCGTTCAACCTGGGCCGTGGCGGACGCGGGCGCAAGTCCGCCGCCAACCCGGACCGACCCGCCTCAAGGCTGCGCGGAGACGCCAACAGCTTCGAATCCCGGGCCGGTCGCCGATCCCGACCTGACCGCCGCCGAACACGCGCGTGTTTCGCGCCTCGGAGGCTTCGCGCGGCCCAGACCCATCACAATACATCCTGAAAGGACGACCGAATGGCCAACGCCATCCTGACGCCGACCGCGGTGACGCCGCAGTGGGCTCCGCGCGACGGGCCCGGCGCCAGAGAATGGACGACACGGCGCAACGATATCGCGCAGAGGGAACTCCGATGAGCGGTCCGCCGGATTATTCGACGAACCCGTTTCTGCCGGGGCCGCAGGCGGGATTCATTCCCGCGCCGGACCCCGGCGGACTGCTTGGCGGGCTGCGCCGCAGCACTCCGTTTCAGGATGGCATCCTGCTGTCACCGCAAGAGCAAGCGGCCTTGGCGAGCGCGCCGAGGCGACCACCCGGGACTGAGATCACGGTGCGGGCGGACAACGTGCGCCCGTTCGGCATTCCCACGCCGGCCGACCACATGTTCCAGACCTACGACGACGGCCGGAACCAATATATCTATCGCGGCGGACCGCAGGGCCTGCTCCTCCACGCCCAGGTCGATCCAGCCGAACAGAGTCCCGACTACGCAGCGGACAGCCGGATCGTCTCCAGGCGGTATCTCTACGGGCGGACCGCAGCCCAGGCTGTCGAACCGGCCAGGGCCGACGCCGCGCGGGTGAACGCCTCCGGCGCGCCCTACCAGGTGGTCAGATCAAATTCCAATTCAGTCATCGGAGATTTCAACGCCCGCCAATACGGCAAGCGGGTGGGAGACACTCGGACCTGGGGGTACGACTCCGGGCTCGCCCCGCCCTTCGTGCCGATCGACGCACCCTGGCCGTGACTGTCCCGCGGCCTATTCCGCCGGGGGCGGCAGCCGCATCGCCGCAAACATCAGCCAGAGGATCGCAGCGATCACGCCGGTGACGAGCACGCTGGCGAATTGCATGTCGTCCGTGCGCATCGCCCAAAGCGAAATAGCCAACGAAGCGGTCGCCGGGAGCCCGACGAGAATCCGCCAGCCCAACAGGTCGCGCCGCCCTCGCAGGCTGTAGAGCATCCAGCAGCCGCCGAGGGTATGGCTACCCAGGCATGCCAGAAGAGCGGGAAGGTCGACGCTGTCCGGCAGATAGTGCACCAACGGAAACGCGATCATCGCACCCGCCCAGAGGACTGTCGGCACGATGTAGCGCCTGAAAACGGCAGGACGTTCAGTCACGCGAAACCGCCCTCATTGTTCCTGTTTCGTTCAACCTAGACCTTGGCCTTGGCGGACGCAAGCCGCCAGGCCTGAGACCTCGGTCTTCCCGGTTCCAAGCCGCGCGGCGACGCCAACGGCTCCGACCACCCGGGTGGGCCGTCATCCTTGACCTGACCGCCGCCGGCTGAACGCCGGCCGGCGTCGAGCACGCGCGTCCTTCGCGCCTCGGCGGCCTCGCGCGGCCACATCTCAAACCCACTCTGAAAGGACGACCGAATGGCCAACGCCATCCTGACGCCGACCGCGGTGACGCGGGAGGCCCTGCGCGTGCTGCACCAGAAGCTCAACTTCGTGGGCTCCATCACGCGGGAATACGACGACAGCTTCGCCCGCCAGGGCGCCAAGGTGGGCGACACCCTGAAGGTGCGCCTGCCCAACCAGTACACCGTGCGCACGGGCTCGACGCTGGCCGCGCAGGACACCACGGAAACCTCCGTGGACCTGAAGGTGCAGACCCAGAAGGGCGTCGACCTGAACTTCACCTCGGTGGACCTGACGCTCGCGCTGGACGACTTCTCCGAGCGCATCCTGGAGCCGGCCATGGCCGTGCTGGCCGCCAATATCGAGGCGGACGCCATGAGCATGTACAAGGACATCTACAACCAGGTGGACAACCAGGGGCAGCCCTCGACCTTCGCCAAGGTGCTGCAGGGCCGCAAGATCCTGGTGGACAACCTGGCGCCGCTGAACGGGCGGACCTGCAACCTGAACACCCAGGACAACGTCGACCTGGTGGACGCCCTGAAGGGCCTGTTCAACGACCAGGACACCATCAGCCGGCAGAACCGCGAGGGCTTCATGGGCCGGACCGCCGGGTTCGACTTCATGGAGAATACGCTCTGGCCGTCGCACACGCCCGGCACCAAGGCGGGCACGCCGCTGGTCAATGGGGCGACCCAGACCGGCGCGAACCTGGTCACCGACGGCTGGACGGCCTCGACGGCGGCGCTGAAGCAGGGGGACGTGTTCACCATCGCCAACGTCTTCCGGGTGCATCCGGAGACCAAGCAGTCCACCGGCATCCCGCAGCAGTTCGTGGCGACGGCGAACGACACGGCGGACGGGACGGGCAACCTGACCATCGCGATCAGCCCGGCCATCGTCACCGCCGGCCCGACGCAGAACGTCTCCGGCTCGCCGGCGGACAATGCGGTGATCACCGTCTCCGGCACGGGCTCAACGGCCTATGGCATCTCCATGGCCTACCAGAAGGGGGCGTTCGCGTTCGCCAGCGCCGACATGGTGATGCCCCGCGGCGTCGACTTCGCCGCCCGGGAAGCCTTCGACGGGGTCTCGATGCGGATCGTGCGCCAGTACGACATCAACTCCGACAAGTTCCCGTGCCGGCTCGATGTCCTCTACGGCTTCAAGACCATCCGGCCGCAGCTCGCCTGCCGGCTGGCCAACCACTAGGCCGAAATGGAGCCGCCCCCCTGCGGGCGGCTCCACCCTTCGGCAAGCTTGGGTATTGCTGTTCGTAATTTGTTCTGGTTGGATGGAAAGACATGCTGACCGACGATTTCCACGCTCATGTCGACGGGCTGCTCCTAGAGGGCAACCTCGGCCTGGCCCTGGCGCCGAAACTCGGCCCCGACGACTCGTTGAACGGGGAAGTCCGTCGTCGATGGGCTGATGCGGCGGCTAGGTGACGATCCGTTTGGCGCAAAGGGCGCGGGCAGCTTACGGCAGGGCAATGGATGCAGGACAAGTCCGAACCCGATAGCGAAGCGCGGCGGCTCTCGATTCCCCGAGGCCTGCTACTCGCATGGCTCTGGATCAATGTCCCGGCCACGATCCTGCAATGGAAGGGCTGCGTCTGGCCGGGCCACGAGCAGGCCTGCGAACGGATCGGCAATACCGTCGGTAATCTTTTCGGCCTGTTGCCGATGACCTTGATGATGATCTTCCCCGCCTCGACCCCATTGTTGCTTCGGGTCGCGGTTCCCGTCGCGGCGACCGGCGTATGCCACTGGCTGGCGCGCAGATTTCTGCGGCCCCGAATCAGGCCGCTCGCCTTCGCGGCTATCGTCGTCGTGTGGTTGGCCTTGAGTTGGCTGACGTTCTTCGGGGCTCTCTTCCTGCCTGGCTAGCGGGGTCGCGCAAGATTGCGCCGCCTGCCCAGAACCCGCCGACGGATCAAGGGTCCGTCGACTAGCAGCTGCGCCCCAGGTGCGGCCTTTTTTCATGGAATCAACATGTCCATCACGACCTACGCCGAGCTGCAGGCGGCGGCGGCCAATTGGCTGGTGCGCGCAGACCTGACCGCGCGCATCCCGGAATTCATCACGCTGGCCGAAGCCCGGCTGAACCGGGTGTTGCGCGCCAGGCTGGCCGAGACGGAGGCGGCGCTGACCGCGACCGCCGGCGGACGCTTCATCCCGCTGCCCGCGGGCTTCGCCGAGCCCCTGGCTCTGTGGATCGTCAGCGGCGCGAACCGCGAGGTGCTGCGGTTCATCGAGCCCAGCCTGCTGGGCGCCACCAGCCTGCAGGGCCGGCCCGCGAGCTGGTCCATCGATGGGAGCAACCTGGCGTTCGACCGGCCGTGCGACCAGGCCTATGGGCTGGTGCTGCGGATGCTGGTGAAGTTCGCGCTTTCCGACGCCGCGCCGGTGAACGGACTGCTGGCCGACCATCCGGACGTCTATCTGTTCGCGACGCTGTGCGAGGCGGGTCCCTTCCTGCGCGACGACGCGTTGGCGGCCGCCTACGAGGCGCGGCTCGAACGCGCGGTCGGCGAGGTCAACGCCAAGGACGCCCGCGCGCGCGCCGCCCGCACCCTGATCACCGAGACGCCCCGCCATCGCGGCGGCGAGTTCGACATCCTGCGAGGAGACTGATCCCATGCTGACGCCCATCGGGCCGGACATCCCGGCCGCCTTCCACGCGGTGTTGAAGTCGATCCACGACGCGATCCGCGAACTGCAGACGCCGGAGGAGCCCAAGCCGGCGTTCGCCGTGGCGCAGGCCAAGCTGCCGCCGGCGGCGACCTATCCGCAGTGCGTGGCGCTGGTGAGCGACCTCAACGTGCTGGCCCACTCCGACGGGGCCCACTGGATCCGCGAAGACACCGGCGCGGTGATCGTCTGATGCCCTCGTCCTGGTCCTCATCCCTGCGCTTCGAGCTGCAGTTCACCGGTGAGAACATCAACCTGTGGGGCGACAAGCTGAACACCGTACTGGGCCACGCCGACTATGCGGTGGCCGGCGTGCTCACCAAGGCGCTCAGCGGCGACACCACGCTGTCCACCGCCAACGCCGGCGACGACGAGGCCCGCGCGGCGATCCTGAAGTTCACCGGCGCGGGGCCATTCACGGTCACCGTACCCAGCGTCTCCAAGGCCTATGCGGTTTGGAACGGCTGCACCGCGGCGGTGACGCTGACCACCGGCGCGGGCGCGGCCGTGGCCGTGCAGCCGGGCGAGATCGTGCAGGTGGTCTGTGACGGAGCGAATGTCGTACGCGTGCAGGGCACCGCCTTCGGCGGCCAGCAACTCACCGGCCTGGCCGACCCGACCTCGGCCCAGATGGCCGCCACCAAGGCCTATGTCGACAACACGGCCTTCACCGCCAACGCCGGCGTCCTGCCGGGCCAGGTGGGGAACGCCGGCAAGGTGCTGAAGACCGACGGGACGACAGCCGCCTGGCAGCCGCTATCGACCGCCGACCTCACCGACAATGCAGCCTTCCTCGGGCGAGCCGTGGCGCTCGCCGTCGCCCTCTAAGGAGCCAAGCCCATGCCCGGCACAGCCAACTCGATCATCACGCCGCAGACGCCGCAGTCGAACTTTGCCGCCTGCGCCACCGCCAACAGCACCTACACGACCTCGCCCACCAACACGGTGCTGATCGCCACGGCGGGGGCGGCCGGCGCGCGGCTGACCAAGCTTCGGGCCATTCCGCGCGCCACCGTGGGCGCCACGCAACTTCAGGAGTTCCGCTCGGCGGACGCGGGCGTGACCAAGCACTTCTCCAACAGCGTGCTGATGGCCGCCTACACCATGGCGCAGACCACCGCCGCGCCGGCCACCGACTTCGGCTACTCCGACGACAACCCGAAGATCTTGCAGCCCAACGAGCAGCTGTTCGTCGCGATCGGCGTGACCGGCGCCATCGGCTTCGAAGCCGAATGGGCGAACTACTGATGGCGCAAGTGGGACGTCTGAGGGGGTTTGTTGGTCAAAATCTGAGTGGACGCAAGCGTTTGCTAACCGGATACGCGGCCTTCAAGGATAGTGCCTTGGGAGATACGTCACTTACGGCGCAGACAGACCTTTGGGCTTTTGTCTACGCGACAGGACCTGGCGGTTCTGGTGGTTCTTTTCCCGTCTCGCCGGGTGCAGGCGGGAGCGGAGGAGCAAGCGGCTTCAAGAGATTGAGACTGCTGAAGGGGCAAACCATCTCATGGGTGCTAGGCGTACCCGGTGCCGGTCAGGCAACGAATAACGCTCCGGGACAAGATGCGACTGACACTGTTGTGACCGTTCCGGGCGCGGCCCTTTTGGCAGGTGGCGGAAAGGGCGGCCTAACAATCGCAACCCCGGGTGGGGCTTGTTCCGGACCCTGGACCATTGCTCGAAATGGGGGCGCTACGACCCCCGGTGCCGACGGCAGCTCGCCAATCGGCGGAGGAGTCGGCGGAACGCATAGTGGGATAGCTGGCGGAGGCGGCGGCGCGGCAGGGTTTCTAGATTTGGTGGACGGGGGCCTCTTTGCCGGTAACGGGGGCATCGCCTCGGGCGGAGCTGGCAGTGCGCCCGGAGGAGGCAGCAGCGGGGCGTTGGGCTCTGGCGCAAGTTCAGCTGCCGGATCTGCGGGCCGTGTGATCGTATTTGCTTTCAATGTCGCGCTGTAGGCCCACCTAGCAAAAACGGGCTATCTAGCGTGCCGCTCGTCGCCGCCTGCAACCTCCTCAAGAACTGGCCGCCAATCGCCCATCTTGGCCTGACGATACAATCGGACACTCGGATACCATGGCGAGTCCGTGCGGTCGCGGAGCCACCGCCAGTCCGCTTGTTCGGCCTGGATCAGGACCGACGTGGGCTTGCCCATGGAACCGGCGAGATGCGCCATCGCCGTATCGACCGTAATTATTCGGTCGAGTCGGGCGACGATTTCTGCGGTCTCTAAGAAATCGACGGCGCCGGTCGCTTCGGGACTAAGGTCGCGTCCGAGGGAACGGAGTCGGGCGGCATCTTCACCTCGAAGAGACCGCTGTGAGTCGCGGCCGAGTAGGGAGTTTCCCGCGGTGACGACGCCTGTCCCGCCGCCAGTCGAAAGCGCGATGTCGATGCTTATCGGCTCGGGCAAAGTTTCGAGCGTCACACCCAAACGCCCCGGCAGGCTTCCAACAAATACCCAGAAATCCGGCCGTGGCATAGTGTTGCGCGCGCCCATCGGCAAGGAGCCAGGAAACAACCTGTTTAGTGGCGCGGCACAGACGTAAAACACCTCAGCTTCCTTGGCTCTAAGGATACTTAGAAAGCGGGCAAACATAATCTGGTCGCCGAGTCCTTGCTCACCAAGTACAAGTATTCGTTTGCCCGCCACGGGTTCGCCGCGCCATTCCGGAACCGGTAGATTGGGAGACGATGGTCCCAATGAAGGTATCTCTCGACGGCTCTCATAAAACCGCCAGCCTTCTTCGTATCGACCTAGGCTCAGTAGAAGGAGAGCCAAGCTATGCTGGGCTGGCCAATAGTTTGGCGACAAAGCAATTGCCTCACGAAGGTATTTTTCGGCTTCTTCGGTTCGGCCGAGAGCGGAGAGCGCGACCCCCAGAGGATGACGGGCCGCAACCGGATGGGCGGCCAGCGCCTGTCGATAGAGCAAGGCGGCAGCTTCAAGATTTCCAGCATGTCGTTCGCGGTCGGCTAGGACCATAACTTCAGACAATTGAGACCCCTAGCGGTCAGACGTGTTGGGTTCGCGGCACCCACATATCGCGAATTCAGCAGGTTTGAATTGCCGGTTCATCCTCCCACCACCACCAGCCCCATCTTCGCCAGGGCTCCGACGACGATGATCGCCCAGCCTGGGGAGAGGTCGGCGGCTTTGGCGAGGTCGGTGACGGGGCGTTCGGCGGTTTCGAGGAGGGTCCACATCGGCAATACGATCTTCTCCGGCACGCCGGTGTCGGGGAAGAGGTCGTCGGTCAGGCGGTCGCGATAGGTCTCGAGGGTGGCCCCGGGGGCCAGGGCGACGCGGGTGTCGGCGCCGATCCGGGCGGTGGGGTAGTGGCCGAAGCTGAGGAAGGGATCGAGCCGCGAGGGCGGCGCGGTCGGCGTAGCGGCGATCCACTTGCGCTGGTCAGGGTCCGCGGCGGCCGCGGCGCGGCGGGCATTGAGATCGGCCCAGAGCGCCTGGTATTGGCGGTAGACATGGGGCCAGTCGAAGTGCTGGCGCGCGCGGGCCTGGCCGGCCTCGCCCAGCCGGCGGCGAAGGTCGGGCTGTTCCACGAGGGCGGTGATCCGGTCGGTCAGCTGGGCCAGGTCCACCGAGGTCGCCGAACCGGCGGCCCAGCAGTAGTTGTCGTAGTCCAGGAGCCCGAGTTCCTGGCGAAGCGCATAGGCCTCGCCGGCGCGGCCGGGCGAGGGGGCCCAGGTGGCGACGCGGAAGCCGTCGACGCCGTCGCGCACGGTGTCGCGGTATCCGTTGTAGTCGGTGACCACGGCCGGAAGGCCGGACGCCATGGCCTCGACAGGGGTCAGTCCGAAGGTCTCCTGGATGCCGTCGGCCAGGGAGACGAAGATGTCGCCGCCCGCCCAGGCTTGCCGACGCGCGGCGTCCTCGCGGCTGTCCACCTGGATCAGGCGGACGTCGGGGGCGTGCTTCGCGGCCGAGGCCACGTAGGCGGCCGCGGTCTCCTCGCGCTTGGCGCGGCCGCAGAGGATCAGGGCGAGCTTCTTGCCGGTGCGCCGGGCCGCGGCCTGCAGGCTGTGGAAGACGGGGAAGGGGTGCGCCTTGCCGGTGTGGACCAGGCGGCCGACGTAGAGCGCGGCGACCTCGTCGTCGGCGAGACCGAGCGCTTGGCGCGCGGCGGCCTTGTCGTCGGCGCTGAAGGCGAAGTCCTTGCAATGGACGCCCAGCGGAATGACCGGCAGCTGCGGCGGGCGAAGCCGGATGTCGGGGCCGAAGCGCCATTTCAGGAAGTCAGCCTGGGCTTCCAGCACGACCTCGACGTTCTTCAGCGCCGCGGTCGAGGTGCAGATGAGGGCGTCCCAGGGCATGACCGCCTCTGACAGCAGTTCGGCGATAAGCTGCTGGACGCCGGCGGTGGCCAGGGTGTGGGTGACGCCGCACAGGGAATAGCGCGCGGCGCCCACCCGCATGCGGGGCCGGGCGAAGTGGGTCAGCCCCGGATCGGCGAGATAGAGGACGCCGCGGGTGCGGCCGATCTGATCGAGTTGCTCGCCGCGGATCCACGCCGGTTCGGCGGCGGCGTCGAAGCCGCGCACCATGCGGCTGAACATCTGCGCCGAGCCGTGGTTGGCGGTGTAGGCGTAGACCGGGCCCTCGCCGCGGCCTTCCACGGCCGCGCGCAGGAAGCTGTGGCCCGCCGACTGGCGGCCAAGCAGCCACGGCCTGTTCAGGTCGAACCCGTCGGGCTCGAAGCGAATGACGGCGTCGGTGGGTGGCGGGGTCATGCCGCTCTCCTAGCGGCCTTGCGGCCACAAGCAAAACCCTCCGAGGCGCGCGGCCTCATCTTCAGCCGGGCCAAGCGTCCGGCGGTTCTGACGGATCAAGCCATGCGAATTCCGCTCGACCTGCCGCCTGGCCTGAACGGCGACGACACCAGCTTCGCGGACACCGGCCGATGGGCGGACGGATCGAACGTCCGGTTCCGGCTAGGGCGGGCGCAGGTGATCGGCGGTTGGGAGAGCCTGACCCCGGCGCCGCTGGCCGGCGTGTGCCGGACGGCCTTCCCGTGGACGGACAACAAGGCGCAACTGAACATCGCCTTCGGCGCCCATTCGGCCCTGCAGCTCTGGCAGGGCGGGTCGCTGTTCGACATCACGCCGGCCACCGGCTTCACCGCGGGCGCCATCGACGGCGCGGGGAGCGCCGGCTATGGCACCGGCGCCTATGGGATCGGGGGGTTCGGGCAGCCCTCGACAACGGACTATTTCCCGCTGACCTGGTCGTTCGGGGCCTGGGGCGAGAACCTCCTGGCGAGCCCGCGCAACCAGACGATCTTCACCTGGACCAACAACACCGCTTCGAAGGCGGCGCCGCTGGCCGGCGCGCCGGCGAACGTGACCTACATGCTGGTGGCGCCGCTGAACGGCGGCTACCAGGCCTTCGCGCTGGGGTGCAATCAGGAAGTGGGCGGCGTCTTCAACCCGCTGTGCATCCGGCATTCGTCGATCCGCGACAACACCCAGTGGAGCACCACGGCGTCGGGATCGACCGCGCGGGAATATGTGCTGACCGGCGGCGGACGGATCGTCGCCGGCCGGATGGCGGGACCCTACATGCTGGTGTGGACCAGCGACGCCCTCTTCCTGGGGACCTTCGTCGGCTCGCTCAATCAGCCGTGGCGGTTCGACCGCGTCGGGCGCAACTGTGGGCTGATCGGGCCGAACGCGGCGGTGGTGGTCGGCCAGACCGCCTTCTGGGTCAGCCCGGACCGGCAGTTCCACAGCTATGGCGTCGGCGGACAGCCGCAGCCGATCCCATGCCCGATCCGAGGCGACTTCGCCGAGCGGCTGGCCGCGAGCCAGGGCGATAAGGTGGTGGCCTCGTCGAACGGAGAATTTTCGGAGGTGCGCTTCGACTATCCGGACAGCCGGGACGGCTATGAGAACAGCCGCTACCTTGCCCTAGCGCTGAGCGGCGCGGACGCCGGGGCCTGGCACCGGGGTGTCATGGCGCGCACCGCCTTCGTCGACGCCGGGCCATCGCTCTACCCCATCGGCGTCACCTTCGACGGCCACGTCTATCACCACGAAAAAGGGCATTCGGCGGACGGCCAGGCGTTTTCCTGGTTCATCGAAACGGCCGACAGCTACCTCGACCCGGAGACCTGCCTGCTGGTCCGCGAGATTTGGCCCGACTTCAAGGACCAGCAGGGGCGGGTGAACGTCACCATCGCCGCGCGACGCCATCCGCAGGATGTCGAACAGGTCGTAGCCGCTCCGGCCATGGCTCCGGGCGACGCCAAGGCCGACATCCTGATCTCCGGGCGACTGTTCAAGGTGACCTTCGCGGGATCGAGCGCGCCGACCGCCTGTCGGATCGGCCAGCCGGTGTTCGACGCGACGCCGGCGGGCCAGAGGTGAGCTGCGAGGCGGACTGGCAGCGATGCGCGCCGTGGCTGGACGCGGCGCTGGCGCACGCGGGCCGAACCCATTCGCTGGATGATGTGCGGGCGGCCGTCACACGCGGCGAGGCGCGGTTGTGGGCCGGCGCGCGCAGCGCGCTGGTGGCGGCGGTGGAGCGCGATCCGGGCGAGCTGCGGCTGCTGATCTGGCTGGCCGGCGGCGAACGCCAGGAACTGGAAGATGAAATCCTGCCGCGGGCGGAGGCCTGGGGACGGGACATGGGCTGCCGCCGGGCGCTGGTGATCGGCCGCGCCGGCTGGGAGCGGACCTTGAAATCGCAGGGCTATGCGCCGCTGGCGCGGATCATCGCAAAGGACCTCTAGATGAGCTTGAAAATCGGCGGCTCGAAGACGAACACGAGTGGCAGTTCCAACACCACCACCAGCTCCACGACGACGCCGGTTGTGCCGGACTGGGCGTCCAGCCTGACGCAGAACGTTTCGGGGCGCGTGGGCAGCCTGCTGGACAACAATCCACAGAGCCTGGTGGCGCCGCCCGACCCCTTGCAGAACCTGGCGGCCGGCAACGCCACGAACCTCTCGGGGACGCCCTGGGACTATGACGCGGCGGAGCAGCTTTCCGGCGCGGTGGCGAACACCGACACGCCGAACATCGCCGACTACATCGGCCGGTTCATGGACCCCTACCTGAAGAACGTCGTGAACGCGACGTCGGCGGACCTGGACGCCAATGACGGCCGGGTGCGGGCGCAGCAGGCGCTGGACTTGGCGGGCTCAGGGGCGTTCGGCGGCTCGGGCGCGGCCCTGACGCAGTCGGCGACCGAGGGCGAGTTGGCGCGGGCGCGAGCGACGACGCTCGGGACCCTGCGCTCGCAGGGCTACGCCCAGGCGTTGGGCGGAGCCACCTCGCAGGCGCAGTTGCAGCAGCAGCAGGAGAACCAACGGCTGGCCGCGGCGCAGCAGATGGCCAACATCGCGGGCCAGTATGGGGCTAACCAACGGGCGAACATCGCGACTCAGACGGCGACCGGCGACGACCTGCGCAACGTCGCCCAGCAGCAGGCCCAGGCTCCGGTGACCAGCACGGCGCAGATCGTGGCCATGCTGAGCGGCCTGCCGATCAACCTGTTCACCGGGCAGACGAGCGACGGAACGTCGAGCACGATGCAAAAGGGGCAGGTCACTGGCGTCAACGCCAGCTTCGACAGTGGCGACGCGCTTTCGAAGATCTTCAAGTTTGGCTCATGAAAGCAACCGGTGAACGAATTGTCTCGCTCGAACAGCGCCTCACCGATCACGAGTCCCGCTGCGAAGAGCGGCTCGGCGAGATCAAGCACTCGGCCGCCAACACGCTGAAGGCCGTCGAGGGCCTGAAGAACCGCTTCTGGGTCATCGCGGTGTCGATGCTGGCCTGGGCGATGGCCCAGGTCTGGGCCGGGAGCCAGGCGCGGCTCGCGCATCTGGAAGCGGCGCGTCCCACAACCGTGCAGGAGGTCGCCGATGTCACCGCCCATTGAGGTCCGCTGGCTCTGGCGGCGGATCTACACCTATGCCGTGACGTTGCTGAACGCCGCCGGCCTGGGCGTCATCGTCTGCCGCGTCGACAGCGCCGAGGCGCTGAAATGGCTTGGGCTGGCGTTGATCGGGGCCAACGTCGTGCTGGCCACCCTCTACCTGGCCGGCGCCACGGTCACCGACTGGGCGAAGCTCGCCCACGCCGCCCGCAGCACCGCCGCGGACTAGCCACACCTTTCGAAGACAGGACTTAGGGCCATGGCCACACAGCTCACGGCGCACTTTGCGCTGGAGGAGCTCGCGTGCACGCAGCACCGCGAGTTCGACAACACCCCGCCGCCCGAGGTGGTGGGCACCCTGCGCACCACCGCCGCACGCATGGAGGAGGTGCGGCGCTTGCTGGGCGACCGGGTGATCAGCGTCTCCAGCGGGTATCGCTGCCGGGGACTGAACCGGGCGGTGGGCGGCTCGCGCACGTCGGCGCATCTCACCGGGCGCGCGGTGGACTTCAACTGCTATGGCTTCGGCGAACCGCTGGCTGTCTGCCAGGCGCTCGCCGCCTCGGCGCTCAGCTTCGACCAGCTGATTGAAGAGGGGACGTGGGTTCACGTCTCCTTCGATCCCCGGCTGCGGCGCCAGGTGCTGACCCGGCGCGACGGCGGCGGTTATGGCCTGGGGCTGCCGCAATGAGCCCGCGCCTGATCCTGATCCTGGCGGCGGCGACAGCCCTGCTGACGTTGGCGGCTGGTCTCTATTGGAAGGGCCGCCACGACGACGCCGTCCGCGAACGGCCGAAGACCGAGGCGGCCCTCGCGAAGGCCGCCGTAGCCGGCCTGGAGACGCAAGGCGCCCAGGCGAGCGCCCAGCGGGTGGACATCGTCGTCCGCCAGCGTGACGCGGCCAGCGCCGTCGTCGCCCAACTCACCCCCCAGGCCCTGAAATCGGAGGACGCCAATGCGCCGCTTGATCCCGCCCGCCTTGCTCGTCTGCGGAGCGCTGACCTGCAGCTGTGCGACACAGACAGGGCGCTCGCCGGCTGCGCCGCGGGTGGACATGCCCGCTGA